GGGGATAAATGCACCGGAATACGAAGTAGACGTATTGAACGGGGCTTGGACGGGATAAACAGCAGCCATAGGGCCTCCTAAAAATTAAACAGGTTGGATTAGGCTGCTTCGTGGTTTACGCAGTTACGCGGTTCTCCATAAAGGCAGCATCAATTTCAGCTTCAAGTTTCCGTGCCTCTTCGTGTTTGCCACTGCTCGCCAGATTAGCCGCTTTCAAGTACATCTTCTGGACAGCTGCGTCCGTATAGATGCGCCCTTGGGCAGATATCGGCGTAGAGCCTGCAGCGCTACGATTCGGCTGGATTTGACGTTCCAGTTCAGCGGCCTTGTTGCTTGGTTGCTCTACGGGAGCTACGCCTTGGCGGAACATTCCCACATAGTATGCAACGGCTTCGGCATCGCCTCGGTTGAACGCTTCTTGTGCAACGGTTTTTCGAGGTGCTCTGAGCAGAGGATCGGTTTCGTTCAGCCAATTAACCCAACGCTCATCAGCGTTAAGGGCGTCAAAGTCAGGAACCATACGATGTAACCGCTGCTCAAAGGAGGCTTCGGAGACTTGAGTGCCAGTAGTAGTCATCTGCTCGCGCAACTTGACGTTTTCTGACCGTAGGTCTTCGATATCCTTACGAAATTCCATTGCCACTTCGCGGGCAACTTTGCGTTGGACTTCAATTAAGTCCGCACCAAATGCTTGAACATCATCATCCGTAACCAGTTTCTCCTGCGTAGCGGGCTTAACTTCTGGCTTAGGAGCTGCGGCGTCACGTTGAATTTGCTCAACGCGGCCGGACAACTCTTTTACCTGAGAGTGTAAGCGAGGTACTTCGGCGTCATACATACCTTTAAGCGTTCGGTATTTCTGCTGCCAAGTATCTTCCGGTACTTCCGGTTCAACTGGTTTTTCTGGCTTAACCTCTGGCTGCGCAGCAACCGGTTCAGGGGGCGGGACATTAGTCTCGGGCTCTGTTGGTTCGGGTTTACCCTGTAGGGTTTGCTCGTCACTCAACTGCTTTTCGATAATTTCCAGTTCTCTCAACTGGGCTTCAACTTGCCGTGGTAGGGCCATTACTTACTCCTTAAGCTCCAACTCTGTTTCGGGCTCCTACTTCGGTCTGCCTTACGCATAATGGTTTGCCAAGATTACAAAAATACGAGTTATTTCACTCGCTCTAAAATCTCGGGCGATTTTTCAACCGCTTCGAGAAAATCGGCTAGGACTTCTGCCCGACCTTGAAGGCGATACATCCTGATAGGTTCGTCTGCCGACACTAGGGAAGATTTAACTTCCTCCAGCTTCGCTCTAAACAAACTTAACAGGGCTTCGCTTTCTGGCTGCTTGCAGCGAAATAACGCTTGCATGTGCTGCCGATCCGGTTTCGCTCCTACAAAAATTTTCATATGTTGTTTTTATATCACTGTTTTTTACAACAGTCAAGTAAAAAATTTATTTTACATGCCGTTAGGTCGTGGGGAAATCATATTAGATTCGCGCCCGCCAACTTGTGACCCATCAGGCAACATGTTTTTTGGATCCATTTGCGGTTGCATAGGTTGCTGTGGAGACCCACCAGCGTTAACTGTTGCGCCCTGCATTCCCGCCACGATACCTTGAATCTGTTGCTGCAACTGACCAATCATTTGTTGCTGCTGTTCCACAACAGTGACTTGTTTGCGATCCGGAATAATGCGGTCAACATTCCCGCTGAGGTTTCTAGCGGAGTCTCTGAGCAGTTCGGCCGTACCGTTAAGTCCAACAATTTGCTGGGCTACTGGACTGTTGAGTACCAACTGCAGGAACTCGTTTCGGCGGATAGCTTCAGCTTCCTTAATAACTAGGCTAGAAGCCCCGGTAGCAATAATATTTACGTCTCCGATCAAGTCTGGGTCTTCGCTATACCGCAAGTTATCTTGGTACAAACGCTCAATAGCAGGCATGATTACGTTCTGGTCAATGTTGCTGATGACCTGTTTAATACCTTTTCCGGCATTGGAAATCAGCATCGACAGACCTGAAGATGTACGCCCCGCGCCGGGAGAACTTTCGCCAGTCATGTACCGAGGAATCATTGTGTCTTCGTCTGCGCGGGCCGAGAACTTCTCAAAGACACCCATCAACTCATTGGCATTGCTGCCCGGCTGGAAGAAGCTAAGAGGCGCAGTATTGTCGTTAAAGTCCGAAGACTGAAACTGCCAAATCTTCCAAGGGTGCATATCGGTAATGTCTTCGCCCGGGGGTAGGCGCGAAATGTTCACACCGACTTGGGGGCCAGAGCTGATACCCATGTTGTTTGCCAGAGAGCGGGCTGATGCGTTTACCATCGACTGAGAGTCGCGGCACAAATCAGTTACGCCTTTACCGTCAACCGCACCGGGTACATTTTCGTAAGAGGTTAGGTAGTATGGTTTGCGTCCCAGCGGGTCGTAGTTCAATACCGCACGAATGACAATGTTGCCGATCAACCACACTTCGCAAGGGTAGTTAATAGCTGCGTCAGGAATTTCTTTTTCTGTCAAACCCCATTCAAGAAGCAGACTTCCTTTTACAGAATCCCACAACTGAATGGCATCAATCAAGTCGCCGCTGATGATGGCTTCAGTAACGTATTTGCCCTCGGCCTGAGCTTTGGATGCGTCAGTCCACAACCACTGCTTCATGCCGGAAGTTGTAAAGTCATTCAGGACAGTGCGAATGGCATCGTCGTTGTATCCGGGCACACCCAAGAGAGCTTGCAGCTCATCTGCTGTCAGGCGGTGACGCTCAATCACGTAACCATCGTTAAGTTCCCAAGCCCACGGAGCCCAGTACAAATAAAACGGATCGACGCGTTCCCACTCGTTACGAATCTCTTCGACTGGAACTAACTTGCCATCCTGCCACTGCAACGTCTTGCGACGGCGTTTTACAGGGCCTTTTAGCACTGCGTAAGGGAATGTGACGATATCGTCTAAGAACTCGTTAAACGCCTTGTACCAACCGCCTTCACTAAGCTGGTCTTCCATCTTGCGGCTCATACGATCTACGCGGTCGTTGGCTTCTTCACGAAGACTGCGTTCAGCTTCGTCTTTCATCTGAGTAGCAAACACGCGAAGCGTTTCGTCATCGGGTTTCTGACCGCCCTGCTCCAAGTGCGTCATCAATTCTTGCGTGAGTTTCTGTTGCAGACTAGCCATCACATCGGGCGGCATAGTTGGGTTTGGTGTCGCGTTGATGGCCCAAGGCTTGTCAGACCCAGACCCAAGCAACGTATCGCGCAACCAGCTTGTAGCAGCGCGGCATTTGACCGATGTCAGGTTAATAAAAATATCAGAGCCGCCCTGCTCTTTAATTTCTTGCGCTTTTTCCGGATCGTACTCACCGTTGCGCTGACGCAAACACGCCAACATGCGTTCTTCAAGTTTTCGTTTGGCAATGCGGGAACTGTCCCACCGTTGACGAACGTGGGCTGCAAGCCCCTGAATTACTGGGGTGTTCTGCATTTCCTGACTGCGGCGTTTTGATTCCGCTTCAAGGTCAGAAGCCCGAGCAACGGGTATAAGAGCGATACTCATGTGTTAAATCCTATTGTGCAACATCTGTGGCAGGAATTTGGGCGAATTGTACTCTTTACCATACATTGGTCAAGTATATATGTATCCGGTTGACTTTATTTCTCGGCGTTTCTGGCCAAACTCAGCACCCCGGATGTTCATATCCATCACCGAATCGGCGTACTGGTTCGCGTCGTGGCAGTGAGAAAACTCGTTTTTGTCCGGTTTATCCTCGATTTCACCGTTTTTCTTGATCTTGTAGCGGTACCCGTACCGAAATCCTTTTATGAGCTGAACGCAACCCGGGTCAATCAGGTACATGGCTTTACCCTCCATCTGCTGGCTGAGTAGGCGCTCCACTGCCTGAATCCGCAATTCTGGCTTGTTTGTCGGCGGCCGCACACACTTAAACCCTGCCTGCTTGAGCACATCTACAAGCGACATCTCGTTCTGCTGCTGTTTGGCAAACCCAGCTGGGTCAGGCGCACACAGCATGGTACACCCTTGCAGGTGATTGGCAATAAACGGATTGAGTTTAGTCCGAACAAAAGTCTCTATTCCCATGTTCTCGGACACCAGCTCGGCCAGCGTGACTACACGCCCGCGAGGGTCTCTCTGCTTAAACACAGCCGCCGGGGTTCTACCAAAGTCTATACCAATAATCACTGGGTAGTCCGCGCTGCGTATTGGTTTTATGGGCTCCTTGGCTACGTGGAAGTCCGCTGTAAATGTCTTCTCGTACACCGGCGTACCGCTCAAGCTACGGCCGTATTCAGACCGCAGATACACACGTAACCAGTCCTCGGTCTTACCCGGGATCAAGTTGGGGTAGTACGCTTTTGGCAGGTGGTCGTAGTTGTCGCACTCTGGATTGACCGCCCACTCTCCGCCGTCTTTGTCCAGCAGTACCTCTTCCGGTTCTTCCTGAAATTTATCCAAGTACGCGTCCGGCTTCAAGATGGCTGTCGGCTGTTTGTAAATCGCCCAGTTCGATGGGGGACTCTCCATCTTGTCGTGCCACCAAGTGTCCTCGTCCGGCATGTTGGTATCGAACAACGCACACGACCGCGTGGGCCCACCGTCCTTCATTGACGGATACCTGTTCAGACGACCGAGCAGACCATCAACAACGTCTTGGTGGAGCTCCCTTGCCTCGTTACCCCAGATAAATGTGGTCTCCAGTGACAGCGCCTTACGCACGTCGTCCGGTGTATCCAACGCAATGAACAGCCACTCCGACTCCACCTGCGTCCCGTCCGGCAGCCGAGCCATCAGGATAAATGTCTTCTCTACGGCTTTCCATATCCCAGCCTCTCCGGGCGGCAGCCAGTCAAACACCGTTTTGCGAGTTGTCAACGCCAGCTGGTCGGCCGTGTTACGCACAATAACCGCTCGAGTCTTACGAATATTACGGGCATTCGGGGCCTGCCCCATCGCCAGTCGTACAAGTTCGTGTACACACGTCACCGATTTGCCCCCTCCAACCGGCCCCGCTAAGACTCGAACGTATTTCTCATCAAGCATGAACTCTCGTTGGGTGGGCGTGGGTTTGTATGTACTCATTCGGAGTTCTCGGAATCAGACTTCGCCTTTTCAGGAATCTGTTTGGGTGAAACGTCTATGACCATCGGGGTTGCCGCGTTCTGGCTGCTCATGCTCACACTACGGTCTCCCAAGTCGATGGACAAACTAAACGTAGGCCCAGAATTCTGGGATTTTTCTTCTTTGGGTTCAAGTCCAGCGGCTCGTATCATGGTTTTCATAATGTCGTGCTTCTGATTCAGGCTAGCATCAGGACTTGCGGCCATCACATACACCTGATCCAAGAGCTCAGCGGCCATCCATGTGGCTTTAGCCTTGAATGTAACCCCATTCTTGACAAACTCGGAGCGTTTTACCTCAACTTGGAGCTGGAACCAAGGCTGGACGGCCAATTCTTGGTACTTTTCCATGCTGATACCGTGCCGAGCCGCCACGATTAGCTCATCTTCGGCTCCCAGAGCGATACTTGCCAGCATTTCATCGCTGACTTGCGGGAACGACAGTGTTTTTGGAGCGTACTCCAAGGGTTCGTCCCCAATATCTAGGTCAGCCAGCGACATTTTCGCTCTCCAAAGCCGCAGCTTCAGCTTTTTTTACGGCTGCCATGTACTTTTCGCACGCTACACGCATGACATCAGCGGCTGTTACGCCCTTTTTGACTGCTAATTTCTTGACTTCCTCCAGTAAATCTTGGGGGAAAAACATGTTCCATCGCTTCATTTCAGAGGACATTTCTGCTCCTAGGTGTGTATATGTATGTGAGTATAACACTTTTTTTATTTTTTGTGCGTATATGTATACACACCCCCTATTTTTTTCGTCTGCTGTAAGACTGGGCCCTAAGCAG